GTCCCACTGCCCCACTCGCAGGCTGGCGTAATTGCTCACGGTGGCGACGGCGCGGCAAATCATGCTCGGCAACATGCGCACGCAACTTAGCCTGATACGCATTCTTACGCTGGCGCGCAGCCCTCACATCCGATTCATCAATCGCAGCAGCTTCCATCCGCTTCGAAGCGCGAATCTGCCGCTCCAAATACCGCTGCTTCTGCGTAGCCTTATAGCCCGAATCGTCACCGTCATACGGGGCATCACTCACACGTGTAAAGCCCGGCACATACCCAGAATGTGTATGCTTACAATTCGGATGATGCAGCCCACTTGCTTCGGCATCCCGCATAGTTCCCTTAACATTGACGATATTCCCACCAATGCGGTGAGTACCAGCGGGATACCTACCAGTAAGCGATAAGACCTTACGCTCGAACGGCGCGCACTGTGGAGCAGGATTCTTATGCGAAGACACCACCACAAGATCAATACCGTGCTGCACCATCGTATCCGTATGACCAGCACGCAAAGCCTTATTAGTCATAGTGCGCACCGCCATTTCCGCATACGTGTCTAGCCCCCACTTTCGGCCACGCTTGTCCACAAAGAACGGCAAACCCTCACGCGCCATGCGAGTAAACGCACGCTGCGCCGCCTGCTGCGTAGTCATCGCACCACTAATGGAATAGCCGGTAGCTTCCACACCTATGCGCTTCCAAATGTCTTCCACGCGGCGCACTAGATTCCGGTGAACAGGCTCCATCGTGGTAATCGCTTCGGAGGTGAGCGCGTACACAGCAGCAGTATTCAACGCCTGGGGGATGGGCCTGTTTGGGATTAGGGTTTCAGGCACGTTAGCCAGTTCGCGTTCTGCGTCTAATTGCCCGCGTAGGTAGGCCGCATCAATAGTATTGCGCCACGTGGTGCCCAGTCGCTTGTGTAAGGCATCGGCCATGCCCTCAATGTTGCCGCGCTCTTGCCTAATGGCTAGTAGCTGCGCTTCCGCCCATGTGGGCGACTCACCCGTCTTCACCAGGGCGCGGCGGATAACCTCAATCAAATACATTTCGGCACGCTGATACAGGGCTACAACATCATTGTTTAGCCCCTCTGCGCGTGCCGGGTCAAAGACCAAGGATTAATCCTCACCTAGTGGGTCTTCATCTGGTTCAACATTACCCAGCGGGTCAAATGTGCCAGCCTGTTCTGCAATGATTCGGTCTACCTCCGCCTGCTTGTCCTGTTCATCCCATTCATGATGGAGCATGTCAATCTTCTGCTGGGTGGAGATTGCACGCGCCGCATCCAAGGCTTGGACAGTAGAAGCCTTATCCAGCATGGTTTCCTGCACCGGTGCGGTCATGTCTACCTTGACACGCGCCTTGGGTGGTGTGAGGTTGTGCAGCCACGCATGGACTTCTAGTAGAGCGTTGGATAGCTCGGACAGCCCGGCGCGCATGTACCGGCTCTTAGACTTCCATGTTTGGATGCTGGCTTGGTATTCGGATTCAATCTCACGTGCGGTCTTCTGCCCGCTGGTGTTGCTTCCCGCTAGGCCGAATGTGGCGGGGCTGTAGTTAGCGCGGCGCAGAATCTCCAACACAATCTTGTCCGCCAAGTTCAGGTAGTACTCAAAGCGCAACTCTGGTGAGTAGAACTGCACACCCTGCCCCTCGGTTGGGGTGGATGCTACTGCGTCATAGAATTCACGGTCTAAGTCAAACTCTTGGCCCTTGCCGAATCCTTGGGACTCTAGCCAGTATTCAGGCACAACAGCACGCTGCTTGCCTAGGCGCATTTCCCTGCGCATGTCTGTCCATGTTTCGTCCAGCATGTCGAATAGGGGGAATAGGTCTGGGCTAATATCTGGCCTGCCAATGTTACGTAGCTGTCCATCACCACGGAATCCCACTACTGGGCGGGCGTTAGGGATGTAGGTTGCTGCGATACCTGTGGTGTGTGAGTCCACGCCGCCTTGGGAGTCCACGATGTTTGCGAGTGGTGCGGTGGATGGGTGGTTAGCTAGGGGGCGTGGGTCTCCTAGGTTGTTGGAGCGTCCCTCATAGAGGGAGTATTCGATGCGGCCCTTGGTGTAGCGGGATAGTAGTCGCCAGACGTGCTTTTCGTCCTGCTTGGGTAGTTCCTCATGGAATGTGATAGCAGTGAGCTTGCCGTAGCTAAATTCGGGGTAGGCGCTGTCAGCGTCCACAAAATCAATCCACGGATTATCCGACACGTCGGTATCCCACATGACGCGCCCATACACACCCCCCAATGCAGCGCAGGACTCCGCCATAACCAGCAAATCTGCCGGGAAGCGGTCATCGTTAAGCATGTCATCCAGGTTGGCCTGCGCCTGCTCATCATCCACCGTGAACGTAGGCGGCGTATCAAAAAGCAGGCTTGCAGACGTTGCGGCAATATCAGCCGCGATAGGCAGGTGCATCTTCCGGTTGGATTGCCCCTTGGGTGTGGGCTGGCCCCAGAAGAAACGAGACACCGCACCTACTACCCCGCCCGCGAACTGGGACGGTCGAAACGCAGCACCCACACCACCATAATGCGAGTCCAGTTGCTTAGTATCCCCCTCCCACCACAGGGAAGCATCACCCACCATACTGGTGACAGGTGCCCACTTTTCTGGGGGCCACGGGGTGTTAGCGGCGGGCATGGTCATACTGTCTCCTATGCGGTGATGTGCCTAGACCACAGGTAGCGAGACGAATACACGGAATAACGTAGAGCATCGCAAAAATCGTCACCCTCTTTAATAGGTTTGTCGATGCCGCGCTCTGCTGCTTTTTCGTCCCACCTGTAGCCGGGGATTTCATCTATGAGATTCTTACACTCGGACGATACGAGCAGGTTCCCGTTGTCTAGTAGAGACGCCACAGTGCGGATACCGTCGAGAACATCGTTGTTCGCTTTGTCGATACGGCGGATGCCATCTTCATGAAGTTGTAGGCCAAAAGACGCGGCGGCAGGGTCATAGTAAATCCACGTGGGGTAATCGTGGCGGGTTAGCCATTCTTTCAGGTCTGCGGTTAGTGCGTTGTTAGTTAGTCGCCCTGGTGCCCATTCGTCTACCGCGTAGAGTCGGTTATCGTCTCCTACTCCTAGGAGGATGCCGGTTGTGGGGTGGGTAGTGCCGTAGTCGATGCCTAGGGAGATGATTTGCCGCATGGATGGCATATCCTCTGGGTGGATGACATGTTTAGCTTCATCCCACATTTGGTAGATTGCGCCCTCTGCCGCCACCCACAATCCTTGGATGAAGCGGAGATACCACATGCCTGTGTATTCTTTGCGCAGGTTATTCTTGTACCCCTCGGTTAGCGAGGGATTATCGTCCATAGTGAAGTGCCAGTAAGTCCAATCCGCCAGTTCATCTTCCGGCTGGGTCTTCTTGTCATAGTGCATACAGCCTGGCACGCGGACTAGGTAGTCTTTGCGGAGCCAGTGGTTCTGCGAATCCGGGTTAGTAGTACAGAATAGCTTGGAGTAGGACTTAGACAGGCGGGATAGGAGCTGCTTAAAGAACGCAGGGTGCAGCAGCGTAATCTCATCCGCGAATGCTAGGCCAATGGTCATACCGCGAATCTTTGATTCTGCGCCCGCATCGTTCGCGCCAATGATGTGGACGTGCCTGCCGAAGATTGTGGCCTTGGCTGCGCCCTGGCGGTATACCACGTACTTTTTAATGGGTAGGAAGATGGTTAGCGTCTCGATGGGTTCGAACACGTTGCGGTATATCGAATCTCGGTTCTTACCCGTGATGACGATTGCTGCCGTGCCTTTGTACGCAGCCACCAAAGCGAGCATGAGTAGCGTCCACGTGTATGTTTTACCGGAACGCACACTGCCATCCCAGATGTTCACGCGGCCTGTTGAGCCAGCGAAAGCATCCTTTTGCTTCTGACTAAAGCCCATGACCTCCGCTGTATCAATCACCCTGCTGGTCATCCTCCACAGGCTTGGCGGTTGGGCCGTTCTGCAAAGCGTCAATAATCTGAAGCATCGCATTCTTAGCAGAATCCAACCCGTCGTTATTCTCGATGGAGTCCAGCCCCATGAGCTGTGCCCGGTGCTGCATGATTCGCACAGCAGCGTTAATTGCCTGTGGGGAACCGGACAGTAGTTTCTTCTGTAGGGCTAGTTCCATGCGGTTGAGCTTGTCTAGCTCCATGTCTCGCAGTTCCATGGCGTTTTCACGCGGAATGGAGTTCATGTAATTCTGTACGTCTTTGCGCACAGTACTGATGGGTATGCTTAGCTTTTCGCTAATCGCGTTGTAGCTCATGCCAGCGGTGCGTAATTCGTACACTTTGGCGCGGCGCTTCATCATATTGTCGTGGGCAATATCATGGTGCAGTTTCGGCATAGTTAAACCTCCTGGGCCTAATCAACAACCTGTGATGCTATCCCCCATTCGCTGTTGTCCGTGCCGTCCATGTGGGGCCACCTGTCACACACCCGTTACTGTCACGATGCGCTCCGTGCACCTCTTCATTATGGTCGCGCTGCGCATCCACCCAACTAGCATCCTTGTAGAAGTACGCAACCCCAAGGTGCACATCATCATCTGCAAGCATCGGCACACTAGTGGAGTATCCGCACGCATCGCAGGTAAACACTCGTATCCCGTGAGGTCGGAGCATTACACCTCACCTACAGTGATCCCCTCTGCCAGTAGCCGGGATTTAATGCGCTGCTGTTCCTCCGCATTGTCGCACTCTACCAGCAGGTTATACCCCTCCGGTTGTGGGTCTTTGGGTGGTTCTGGAATATCCTCATCGTCCAGCGCGTCTAACGTTTCGAGTAGGTTATCTACTTCATCGCGGGTGAAGCCAGTCGCGTCTAGGTTAGGAAGTTCAGTGAGTAGGTTAACCAGTTCTTCCACGTCATAGGTGGACTGGTCATTAGCCTTGTTGTCTACTAGGACGATTCTTTTGGCGGTGTCATTGTCCACGTCTACGCGGTGCACGTCGATAGTTTCCCACCCTAGGCGTTGTGCCGCCATGACCGTGTGGTTGCCCGCGAGGATAGTTCCGTCTTTGTTGACCACGATGGGCTTATACTGTCCCAACTTGCTTAACGAATCCGCAATCAGGTCAATATCACCCCGTCGCGCATTACCGGGATAGAACTTCAGTTCAGCAATAGATGTTTGGGCCATGAGCCAATAGAACACTCACAGTGGCGTTGTTTACCTTTTACTTCCCGGCAAACCGCCCTGTACTTTGCTACCACCAGTGAACTTAGGTGGTCGTGACAAACCTATCCCCTGCCCTGCGGCCTTAAAATTATTTAGTGCTCTCCGCTTGGCGGTTTCTTTATCCGGTGCTGTGCGTGCAACCTTTAGAGCGCGATTAAGCAGAATCCTGTACCTTTTACCACCTTTAGCTTTAGGTAAAAGTGTATCCACAAGCGATTGCGCATCATCACGGTTTTGTGACCGCTCTACTTGCGCCACTCTCTGCTGTAGGACTTGGTACTTGGTTCTTTTCATCGTGGCTGGTTGTTCTCATCGTAATTTTCAGGGTCAACGAGACCTAGCGGCATTCCACACGCGGTGGTTTCATCATCCGGTAGATTACGCCACTCTTCCGGCATGGATTGCCAAATACGATCTACTTCTGCCTGGTGCTCTGGGTCAATATGAATCATGTTCACAGAATAAACCGTGGGGTAGACACTTATTCATCCCAGCCTTCGAACGTAGAATCTACTTCTAGTTCTTGCAGGTGAGAGATAATACCGGCGCGGATAATACTGTCTGCCACCGTGCCTGTCTCGGGGTCTTCCCACGATACGGACGTAACAGAGTTACCGTCGATGTCTTTACCGTAGTAGACGCGGAGGGTGGCTAGGTTCATCACGATTTCGTCCATGACGGTGAGGGTAATCATCGTGGCGCGTTGCGCGGTGTCTCCCCTCATAGTCTGGGCTGTCGAGTAGTAGCCAGAGGATGAATGGGAGTGAACCTGATGCGAGTGCAATTATCCAAATCATAAGTGTGGTGGGTGCAGGCTCACAGTGCCTTGTTCGCTAACGAGCAGGGTAGCGAGGTTATGGCCTTTGCGTAAAAATTTGGAAAAATCGCTTAACACCCGGCTCCCTTGCATGGATTCGAACCACGATTACCAGAACCAAAATCTGGGGTCTTGCCATTGGACTACAAGGGATTGGTGCCACGTTTAACGGGGGTTAATTCTCCCCTCACGGGCCATGAAGATGGTGCGCTCCCGTGTAAACGTTGGCTGGCCCTCGGCGCGGGATTTGAACCCGTATCTCAAAGTCATGAGCTTTGCGCCTTACCAAGTTGGACTATCCGGGGTGTTATCTACCCAATGAGTTATGTGAGGGTAACTTCCCTCTCATTAGATAGATTGGTGTGCGTTTGTATCATGTCGCATTCATGGTGACGCGGGGGTGAACAAAGGAGGTTCCCGCAAAGGAAGATCCCTGCGCCACACCACAAATGTTAGCTTAATTAGTCACGCCATGCAACTTATTAAGCCACTTTTGTTGCGTCTCCAACCACCTACGCGCATGGTCTTCATCACCAAAGCTCGCAACAATAGACGGGTCATTCTCATGCTCCACCCACGGCTTCCGGGCCACAACCCACCGGCCCCGCCACGTCTCACTCACAAATAATTCATTCATCGCTTCCACCACTTATAAGGCTTCGAAGTCGTATGCCACAAACCGCAACCACACTGGTACACACGAATCGGCATATGCTTTCCCCTACCTTCACGCCATTCTTTCCGCATAGCATTCTCCGCATGCAACCTGGCAGGGTAATCTTTCTTCCACGGTGTAGGGCACTCGGACATTAGAACCTCCACACCATGCCGTAGCCACGGGGCTTACGCCTACCCGCACGCTTGGCACGCTTCACAGCAGGCGGCTCATAATCCACATCGGGTACTTCCTCACCAAAGGCGGATTCCATCATCTCAATCTCCGTATCAATACGAGACTTAGAAGACGGGTGCCGCCACTTGGCAGACTCAAAATCACTCATGCTCATTG